TGCCTTGATTTCTTCGTTAGGGCAGTTGATGCTAAGCATTGGCCTGAGATCAGAATATGTGGTCATCTCGTCGGCATAAATATCTAGAGCAGATGCAATCTCTGGCATATACTCCATTTGATCAAAATCAACATAACGTTCAGAGCGTCTTTGGTTGTTGATAGCATTAACAGCGATTGTGTCAAGCGGGTTGTAAGATGTCTTCTTGAATTGCTGGCCAGAGGCAGAGCGGAAACGAGAAGAGAATTTATCAAGGTGCTGTCTGCGTATCTTTCTACCAGCTTGTGTTCTGTAAGAAATGATCGGTCCAGAGAACAACCTTGTTAGGGACTTGAACAATTCAGACTGTGCATTAGCCGGATTGCGCCCAGGTGGTTTTCTATTATTTGGTGCCATTATTTAATTATCCATTTGTATTGACTGTATAAGGACTTAGCCTCAGCCATTTTATCAAGAATGTTATCTCTCTTGTAGCCTTCTTGTCCTTTTATTCTTGTTTCAAACTTTCGACCGCTTACTATGATTGAATCAACAAATGCTTTTTGATAGTTAAGGTCTCTGCTACTTGCTTGTATTGCTGTGTCTCTAACCCAACATGCAATAGCAAGAGCCATAACTAAATCATCATTGTATCCTCGCATAGCTCTGGGCTTGCCGCCCTGCCAAACAAAAGTTCTCAACTCATTAATTAGTCTAGAAGAATGAACCTTGATCATTTTATTTCTGATGAACTCTTCAAGCTTAGCTATAATCAGCGGTCTTGTCTTCATAGAGTTTGTAAATCCAGCGGTCACAGATGATCTCTGCTCTGCCAGATATTGCTCAACATATTCGTGTGTGGATTTTGTTGAGTAATAAATATTAGGATAGCCTGCTTCTTGTAACTTGTCAAGAACCGTGTAACCAATCGAGTTATTTTCGACCACAAGCATAGCATTGTTGAACTCTCTGCCAACTTGATTAAGCATATTGGCATATAAGTCGGGAGTAGGTTTGCCTTTATATTCTCCTATAAAATCCATTGTTTCTAGTTCAAGTAACTGAAAAGTAGAATAATCAACAGCATCACCTCGGGCCACGTCAGCACAAAGAAGGTAGTTGCAGCTTGGCTCTTTTTCTTTCCATAGCCAGAAGTTTCTGTCAAAGCCTGTTCTATGCTTTGGCTCTTCAACAAGCGAGCCAAGCCATTCCATATCTTCTGATGATATAACAGTCTCACCAGATGTGTTAAAGTTACACTCCAATTCCTGTGCAATCTGTCGCTTTGACATGTTTCTGGTTTCTTTATCAAACCATTCTCTGTCACGTTCGGGATGGACCCACCACATAAGCGTTGTTAGGTTAAAATCGTTGTCATTGTTCTCGGCCCCAACACAAGTCTTGTGGAACCAGTTACCAACACCGTTTGGTGTGGAGATTGCAATACAGCGACCACCAGTTGATAGTGTTGGATATAGACCGGTCCACAGTCTGTCTAGACCTTCGATGTGCGCGGCCTCATCAAGGACAAGCAAAGACAATGCCTCAGAGCGACCAGCATCGCCAGAAGTAGAAGCAGCTTTGATTGATGAACCATTAGACAACTCAAAAGAAGTTCTGTTGTCTGCTGTAATGTCAGATATAGTAATCCAATCAGGCAAGTTTTTCATAATGCTCTTGACCTTGCGGACCAAGTTACCTGCAGTCTCAAACTTAGTTGCCATAACAAGAACCGTCTTGTTCTTGTGAAAAAGCATCATCCAAACAATATAGCCGGCAGTCAAGGTAGAAATACCTAACTGCCGGCCTTTGTTGATTACGTTAAAGCGATAGTCGTTGAAGTCTTGTAGAAGATCTTCCTGATAATCAAAGAGATTAAATAATATCTGTCCTTTAAGTGGGTGTGAGATCCTTGCATAATTCTTTAGGAAGTATACCGGGTCTTTACCGCACTTTACGATTTCCTTGAGTATTTCTTTCTTGGTTAATCTGGACATTCATTTTTATGAGTTGTTTGTTCTCTTGTCGTTTGGTGGGCGCGTACCAAGGCCACCCTGAGACATAAACTTTTCCCAACCAGCAGCTAGCTTATCTTCAGTGGCTTCACCAACAAGTGGCTGTGCATCAGTACCACCAATCTTGTAGTAACGCTGTGCCTGAACCATAGAGCGCTGTCTTGAGATGTTTTGTACAAGAACATCGACTTCGCCTTCTGGAGACAGGGACACAGAGCCCCCATTGATTTTCTTGTATTCTTTCTTAAGGTAAGAAGCAATGTCAGCAAGTCTTTGCTCCATCTCGCCTTCAAAGTCATTCTGGATCACTTCTCTGAGAGAACACTCGCCGTGGTAGTGAATGCAAAGCATATCGCCTTCAAACTTAACACCAAAGCCATCCATCTTACGAGAGTCAAACATGATGCGACCCTCTTCTCTATTAAGCCCAACTTTTAGTAGTTCGCCGTTTTCATCCAGCGCTCCATCATAAGCGTTAGCAGCGGCTTGTGCTAAGCCCTGTACAATTTCATAGGTCGTTGCCATCTTTAAAATCTCCTAAGTGGTTTTTGGCTTTAAAATGTTCGTGTTCTAAATAGTGCTTAACAGAAGCAATGTAGTCAGCAGCAAGAGTAATCTTTTTCTGTACCCAACCAGGAAGGTCGGCGTAGTTATCAACCATCCCATAGACTTCTGGTGCATAATGTGCCAATCTGTATAGCTGTGATTCTGCCATATCAACCTCATGACCATCATCATGAATTTTGCCTTCATCATCCATCATTGCTTCGCGTTCTTCTTTAACAGGCTGTTTGGCAACTTTATCTGCGTTTGCCTTTAGTGTATCAAGTGCAAGCTTAAATTTTGATATAACATTACCATCAATTTGGTTACCATCAGCCGCCATGGCGTTCATTGCCTGCGTTAGCATTTGAAAAAATATTGTTCTTTCATATGTTGAGAAAGTGCTTATCATTTTTAAAGCATCTTGACTTCTCATAGTCTTTGATATTTCAGCAGCAGAAACAGCTTTAGGTTGCTCTTTTTCTGCCAAGAGGGCCTCACGAATAAGCCTTCTTAATTCTCTTGTATTGATATCACTCATGTGGTCGCCATCCTGTTTTCCATCTTTCTTCTCGGCCTTCAACCCATTTAATGTAACAATCATTACAGCAATCAAACTTAACGAGCATTACATCATCTTTTACAGAACTAGTCCGTTTAGAACAAACAGGGCAAAAGGAAGCTGATTCTCTATTAAGTAGTTTTTTAGTTACCTTTATACCATTTACATCTTCTTTTGCGTTAGAAGTGTCTATCTTGTTCTTTTTCTTATAAAACTCTGCTCTTTCTTTTAAGAACTTTTTTTCTTTTAGTTCATCCCAAGAAGAGGCTGGATTCTTGATTGTATCTTTGCCATACTTCTTTTCGACGGCCTGCTCAACCTTTACGGCGTAATTTGGATCTTTACTCATTTTGCTGCCTGCTGGATTCCGTAGTAAGTTGCACCACCAAGCACAACACCACCAGCAAACCACCACCACTTACGCTGTGGTGATTGCTTTTTAATGACTCCTTGTAGAGCAGTAATCTCTAGGTTTTTTTGTTCTGTTGTCACTCTTAGTTCTTCTGAAAGAGCATCAATTCTAATCTGTAACAACTCTTTATCTAGCTTGCATTGGGTGCCGGCCTTGTCCAACTCAAACTCTATCGTAAGGTCACACTTAGCCTGCTGCTCTTCATGTGTTGCCAATACTTCAGCCGCTGCTTGTGGGTTAAGCAGGACACCTTCAAATGGTGCAGGCTGTTCTTCTGCAAGAATGGTAAACTCTGCATCACTAGCATGAGCGGTAGAGATTGCGAGAGCAATCAATAAACTATTCAACATAAGCAAATCCGTAGGTTTCTATAAAACGTTCTATTAGAAGATCTTTATCTTCCTTAAACTCTTTTACAATAACATCGATTTCGTCTTGTGTCAAGTCTTCTATCTCAACAAGTTTAGCTTCGTAGCGCTCTTCAAGTCTTTGTAGTTCTTGTTGATACTCTCTTATAGCGTCATCTCTTTTCTTAAGCTCTTCAGAATGTAGACCTTTAAGGGTTTCAATCTGAGTCTTGAGAGACTGCTGTGATATCTCATGTGCTTTTATAATATTGCGCATGTCATATTGTGATTTGCTAAATACAACAAGAAGGAGAAGGACAAGTCCAATCTCCTTCCAGTGCTCTAGACAGAATGATAATATTTTTTCTTTCATTGTTGTGTAGAAAGCAAGCCCATTGTACAGCCTAGTTGGCGTCAGGTGCTCTAACCTCTATTTTTGTTAAATCCCCATCACTCGGGTAACTGCCACCATTAGGTCCATAAAAAAGTTTAGAAACACCCTGACCAGACTCGTAAACATACACAGGACCATCGACAGTATTATCCACCCTAATCGGCGGGTTGCCTTTAGCATCTGCATAAACTATAACTTCCATAGTCCCGGTAACTGTTGGTTGTTCTTGGACTGCAGCCAAGGATCCATCATCTTGTGTGGTCATAGATTTCCACCAAGGCTCAGAAACTTGTTGAGTTGCTTGTTTTGATGTATCGCTTGAGCGATTAAAGACTCCAGCACTAGCCATTGCCGGTGATAAAAGTTTAGCCATCAACATAACTTTAGCGACAGGGACACCAATTTTTTTTGCTATCTGTTGGATAGACATTTCATCTATTCTTTCAAGCTGCTTAAGTTCGCTTAGAATCTTCTCTTCAAGAATCAAATCTTGTTTATAAGAGTTCCAATTTTCCATTATCAGTTTCATTTTATTCTAATCCCTTAAGTTTCACAATAGCGTCAATTACGGACTGACCGCCAAGATAAAGACCAGAGATAATAACCCAGTCTCCAGATTCAAGACCACCCCAAGCCATAAGGCCAGTTGCTACAAGCCAAACAAGTAGCTTGCGTGATGTGAGCTTCTCAATGCCTTTGTCAAGTAAGGCCTGCTTCTGCTCTGTTGACATCACATGTCACCTCGGTCGTCAAAAGTGTCAGATGCGGTTTCCATCCCAGAAGCAGGTTGAGCACCTTCTTTTCTTTTCTTTTCCAAGTATTGTTCAACAGCAAGATAAACTGGGGTGCCTCCTAAGACACTGAAGACTAAGGGCGCAGTAAAAGGATCAGTGCTAAACTTTTTTACCGCTGCCCCGAGTGTCTGAAGTGCTTGTAAGAAGGTTGGATCCATACCAGCTTGTACCGCCAAATCCATCAAACCCTCTTTCATGGGGACCTCAGCAGGCTCTTCATTCATACCTTCAAGTTCTTCCTTGATGATTTCTTTAATTCTTTGTTTTGTAAGTTTCATTGTTTTTTTCCTTATTTGATTCTACTAAGTTTAGCATTTATTACGCCACCCTGAGCGGCCTTAAAATCTTGAATACTTCCACGAACTGATTCTTCGTCTGCTGCACCTTCATACCAGCCTTCAAAAGCTTCGACTATACCATACTTCCTGATGACAACATCGCTAACCCCCTCAGAAAGTAATATGTGCTCCATTAAGCTTCCT